AATAACCTTTCTGCTGTGCGGCCCGCTTAACCATATAATTAAGGTCGGTTTTGTCTTTTCCGGCGCGTCGATGCCAGACCTTAACAGCTCGTTTGCAGCCGTTATCCATGGCCCGCAAAAACGGCAGCTGATAATCGCGAGGCGTGTAGTTATATGGAAGCGTCAGTGTCGCCATAATTAACAATATTGATTTTAAGGTCGCCCGAATGCTCTAACTCCTGCTTGTCTCTCCACTTATCCGGTTGACGGTTCTTAAGCCAGAAGATGCAAGCCGTGGTGTCCGCCGGGTAATGCTTGCCATCTAACGTGTACCCCATTGCACGCTTTAATAGAGATTTCTCTACATTTTGGGTATCAAATTCGTCTTTGCCCCTCTTTAGGGACTCCGAAAATTCCGGATGTTGCAATTTCCAAAGGTTTAGAGTGGATTCGGTGACCTTGAAATATTCCGCAAGTTGCTTATCGCTGGCCCCAAAAACAGCACAATAATCATATGCCTGCTGGATGTAGGCTGGCTTAAAAAGCGTAGGGCGACCCCTCCCGCTCTTCTTGGCCGTCGCTTTCTCAGCTGGCTTTTTCGTGGTACGCTTCGCCATACGACTCCGCTTTCCTCAATTCAATTTCCATTTCGAGACGGACAATTTCAGCATTCAGGCAATCTCGCTGCTCAACCTTCAATTCCAGGTCTCTCTGCATCAGCAGGATTTCTTGCGGTCTCGAAATCGTCAAAGTCCTGTACCTGATTGCTCTCGTATGTGCGGAAATCATCGCGGAAACATAGCAAACACGGCCAATTCTGTCAGTGTTCCGGCTTTGACCCGTCTACCGCCCCGCAAATCACACAAATCGCCATATTGCCTCTCCGTACAATTACTATTCTGACAAAATAGAGAGGGGAAATCTAATAACTGGCGGTTATAATCCGAGCAGGCTTGATAGGAATTCGAATTGAGATTGATTGAATCGGTGGGTTTGTAGGCGTGGCTGTTCAAGGCGGCAGTAGTAGGGTTGAGACACTTCAAGCATCTTGGCGGCAAGCATCTGGCTGATTCCAGCGGCCTCCCGTGCCGCGGCAAGCTGGTTGCCGTGGTACGTTACCCGGTACTCCCGCACCACCTGAACCGGTCTTTCCGCTGCGTCGTCCGCCATCCGTGGCCCCTTTCCTGCCCTTTAATATTATACTCTTTATTATAAGGGTGGGTGATTTCCGACTATCAGAATCGGAGTTTCCGACTATCGGATAGTCGGAATTTCCGACTATCAGAATTCGTTTACCTTATAACAATATAAGTTTTTCTTATTATAGCAAGTCTGTCAGAGGAGAACAGCCCCGCTGCCGAAGAACGGTTCAACATAATATTTCACATCGCCCAAGTATTTCCATACAATATCGGCAACCTTTTTTTTAGACCCGATATATGTAAATGGGGCTTTCAGTTTTGTATCAAAAACGATAGATTCCACTGCTGTTTCTCTTCTCACTTTTTAATTTTTAATTTTTTAATCCGTGTAAATCCGTTCCTTTCCGTGGTTGATTTTCTTTTCTTTTAAGAAATTTCAATTCACCTTGACCAGCGTCGGTTTCCACTGATAAATCTCCCACGGCCGCCCGTCGGCAATCTTCAAAATCGATTGCAGCGCCTCGATCTTCGCCTCGCTGATCTGCCGGCCGATCACCACCGACGGCGGCCGGCGGCCATGCCCGCAGCTGCATCCGAGCGTTTCAATCTCCGCCGCCCAGATCCGTCGAATCGTCGGCTCGATACAGGCGTCGATATGCACGACCCGCTGATCCCTCTGCGGATTGACCCAAACCGGCAGCAGGACCTTGACCGGCCGGCGATTGCAGCACCAGCACATCAGCTCAGCAGGCAGATCCTCCCAATCCACCGCCCCGTCGCCTTCGGCCTGCTCGACGCCGGCGACGTCGTGCAAATTGCAGACAATCGTCGAACCATCGCCGCATTCGATATTTTGTATCTCATCCTCACCAGCCAATCTATCTCCGCTACCATCCTTAGCCCCCGCTCGACGCCGAAAACCAGCTAACATACCAAAAATCGTAAAAAACCGACTTCTTGCCTTTCTGGACCTGTTTTTTGTCTCTTTTATTCTGTTCATAACTCCAAGGATGATTTTCAGGGCTGTTTCAAGCATATATTTTTCATCCAACTTTGACTTTTATAATTTGTTCTAATTCAACATTAGCGGACACAAGGGCTTTTGCGATTGGCGGGCAAACACTGTTTCCGATCTTAGCAACCTGATTTGTTTTTGTTCCGATAAGTTGGTAACTTTCAGGGAAACCTTGAGCCGCCGCCAATTCGTGCGGGGCAAGCATTCTCAGCCCAATGTCGGCAATTTGATATTTCTGGCCGGCAACTGTTACAAGTCCAAACCTGTCTTTACTGGTTATAGTGTGCATAGGCTCATTGACACTTTGGCCGGTTCCACATCCATAATATTTTACCAGGAAATCCCTGACTTCACCGATATGCTGGCCTGTTGCTGTTACGGTCGGTACTGGTTTCCGCATATCAGAACCGATATTTGTACCGTAGAATTTTGTCAAAAAGGCACTAACCAGAGCAAATCGGTTACTGGTATCCTGAGTTTTAAGCGGTTCATCAAGTTTCTGCCCCCTTGTTTCATGGGCTTTTTGGCCGTGATATTTCGATAAAAACGGAGCAACAGCAGAATTTGATCTTTGGTGATCTATCCCAATAACAAATGGATTGCCAGTTTCAATAACGAATTTACGCAATCCTTTTGCGATACGTTTCAGGGTGTTTTCGGCAAGCGGTTTCTTCCGTTCAAAGATAGAGGGGCAATGAATAGACCAATCAATACACTCCGCTGCGGTATGATAAGGCTTCAGGCCGAAAAGGTTTCCAGCTTCACCATGCGTAGCTTCCGGCCATATAATCGGTTGACCATCGCATCGAGCAATCATAAAGAGCCGTTTTCGTATAGTTGGTGTTCCATAATCACATGCCGAAAGCTCTCTGAAGTCAAGATTATACCCAAGCTCCCTTAATTGATTCGCCCAAAGATTGAAAGTTTTTCCGACTTTCTTATGGTCTGGTCGGTTATCATCGCCAAGCGGCCCCCATGTTTTAAATTCAGGGACGTTTTCAAGGATAATAACTCTCGGCTTTACCAGTTGTGCCCAATGAACAACAACCCAAGCAAGAGAGCGTATTTCTTTTTTGACAGGCTTGCCGCCTTTTGCCCTACTGAAATGAGTACAATCGGGAGAAGCCCAAAGCAAGCCAACCGGACGGTCAGCGACAACTTCTAACGGGTTGACCTTAACAACATCCTCAATAAAATGTTTTGTTCCTGGGTGATTAGCCTTGTGCATTTTGATTGCTTCTGGATCGTGGTTAATAGCAATATCAACTGTAACGCCCAAAGCCTGTTCGATTCCCTCACTTGCGCCGCCTCCACCTGCGAATAAATCAACTATAAGCTCTCTCATTGAACTACCTTCCTTATCGAATCTTTCCACTGTACAAACGGCCGACCATCCAGCAGGCGATACATACTTTTAACAATATCATCACCCTGAGCGGCTTTAAGTGGCTTGACGAATTTCTCTATTTCCTCTGTTGAAATGCCCGAAAGGTCAACTCTGCGGTCAAAATGCTTTAATTTTCCAATCCAGAAGCTATCCGTAAGATAACCCTTGCAGGCGGTATAGGTGTAAACAACATAAGGGTCAAGATATGGCTCACAGCTAACACTTGTCTTAAATCCACGCTGGAAAGCATATTGCAGGCAAGCCAATCTTTCGGCGAAGTTCGGGGCTTCCGGTTCCCAAAATGAAAGAATCTCATCATTCATTGAGCCAATGGTAAACCGAAACATTATCTGATCTCTGAATTCTGTGTAAAAATCGCAAATTACCGTGATGCAACTCCAATGCGGCTTACTGACAATCAGGACTTTATTTCCCGCATCGAGCAATTTTCGTAAAACACAGAGATATTGAGACATATTCAGGGGTGTAAGATCGTGAGTTGACGGAAACATGATAATGCCTTTACGCTTGCCTCGTGGTTGATCGACTTTTTCATTGTCGATAACCGGCTGCGTCCACTGCTCAACAGTGCAGCGGTTAAATCTGTTTACCGCCATCTCACGAGCATAGCAATAACGGCATCCATGTTCACAACCAAGCTGAAAGTTCAAGTTGCTCTTGGCCCATTCCTTAGTTCCAGTTTTCATCACGCCCATTCCCTGATTTAATCCGGTATAAAACTGCTTCTTTTTTCCTTTGCCTTTGAAAATTTCAATCTTCATAATCAAAATTCCTTCACCTGAGCCTTGAGGACCTTTTTGAAATATTCATCAGAGAGGAAATAGCCATTTCGCGGGGCGGTAAATTCTTCGTCCGCTTTGACATTGATAATGTGATCGCCTTCGAGCGGGTACAGTGTTACGTTGTTACATCCCGTTAAGCAAATCATCCAAATCGGACTGCAAATCAGCAGTATCCGCATCACTATCAATTTTTTGTTCTGCTTTTTCATAAGCTTCCCTTTTCGCTTTGGATTCACGGCTGAACCAATCCTTCCAAATCAGGATGATTGAAGAAATTGCCGCAATCATAATTTTCCACCAGTTTTTCATTTTCGTTACTCCAAGGGCTTTTTCCGGCCCCGCTATATTTGTAATAACGAGGCCGGATATGCCGTTTCATCCACCTAATCCGAAACCGTTTCAGTCTCATCATTGTCTGGCACATTGAGGGCGGCCCGCAACGCCTTGATCATCGGAAGCACAATAACATCGTCCCAATGGGTACTGCTATCAGCTACCTTTTCCTCAATCGCATCAAAGGCGTTATCAATGATTTTCTTGACCTGTTCGGCGGTTAGCATCGCTGACATTGCCGCTACCAATGATTTGACCAATTGCAATAATAGTTCACTCATACGAAATCCTTTCTTAAAACTGTTTCCTGCTTAAAAATTGCAGGCGGGCGGGCATCCATACCAGCCCGAACCTGCGAACCACTACAGGATTCCTATTTGTTGTCCGACGCCTCCGCAGCCGTGACACATCCAGTGCAGCGGCGCCGCGGCCAGGTCGATCGAAGTACCGCCTTTAGGCATCAGGCTTTTCCTTTCTGCGTTTTGTCTGATTCTCTTTAATCCGCTTATCCTCAAGGGCGGCTTCCGCCGGTGAATTACTCCAAAACTCACACACCTTCAATTCCCCACAGTCCGGGTCGGCTTTACAGTCGGGGTAGTGTTCGCAGGTTTCACAGGTTTTCATTTTTCACTTTCTCCTTAATTTCTATCTTTTATTGTTGGTTATTCAACAGAAAGCGATTTAAGCCGCTCTTTTTCCCTGACCCTACCGTGGGTCGGGTTTTTGTTTTTCTCGCGTCCTGCGCAATCCTCGTAAGCGTGGCGGCAAGCTGAGGGTTTTACTGACTGCCATTTCAGTGGGTGGCTCATATTTTCACCTTTCCATGTGCCATATCGTGACAATCACGACATAAAGCAATCAGATTATCCACTTCATCCGTCCCGCCTTGACTCCTGAAAATCTTGTGGTGAATATCCACGGCCTGACGACCGCACTCCTCGCAGGGGATAAAATCCTGTTCGCCGTAGCCGTGGGCCTTCAGGTAGTTTTTTACGTGGGGTTTCATTCGTGCCTCACCAACCCTTCCCGGTTCTCCGATGAGGTCAGGGCAATGGCAACCGCCGACCACACATCTTTGCGCACTCCGTACAGGGGGCCCGGGGCCTTCTTTGTCCCGATTGCCTTTTCCCGAGTAGAGCCGAACCGATCCATCACGGCCTGCCGGATATTGGAATCCTTGGCCTTCATGGACCCGCAAAGGTGGATCTTGACATTGCGCCGCCCGATAGTGTAAACCTCGGCATGGGAAACGGCCTCTTGAATAAACCGCCCGATCCATTCACAGGTTTGAAAGACGGACTTGCCTACCGCCATGCCCATACATTCCACCCGCTCGATGACAACACAGTCGGCCTCGAATTGCTTGATGATATGGAGCATGACAGGGTTTTCTATGATGTCGTGTTCGATAAACGCGCCGTCCCGGTAAACGGCATAGGCAGATTTTACATTTCCGGGGTCAATTGCTAAGATTTTCACAATACCCCTCCCAATCTCAAAAAGATAATCAGGTTCTCAATACAGCACAGGCAAAGCAGGGCAATCATTATCCGGTATTCCCACTTGATCCACCGGTACTGCCGGTACGCTCTTTTCTGCCATTCGGTAACGGCGTCGAGTTTGGTGATTAACTGTTCAAGGGTCATTGTGCCTCCTTGCTTTTTTCAAAGTCCATTTCGCAGATCATCAATATCACTTTGTAAACCTGCCTTGTGCTTTGGGGTCGCCCAGCACCGTTATTTCAAGATCATACTGATTCATTTCCTCTTGTCCTCCCCGCCAATGCCAATCCACTTGAACAAACCGAGCCTGCTGGCGATTCGCTCATCAAAACTTGCCTCAAGGTTTTTGCGCGACTTGTTAGTGCTGATGAACGTTGGCCTGCAAGCCTCAAGGCGGCTATCGAGCAGCACGAATATCGTCCGGTTGCTAAAATCGCTCTCGTTCCTGCCGATGGAAGTTGTCGAGCCGATGTCCTCGATGATCAGACAATCACAATCAATCATCGGTCGGATAACATCAAGTTCCGTTAGCCTGCTGCCTTGCTTGTAAGTGTCCCTGATTTGCAGGCAGAGCATTTCGTAGGTAACTCGAACAACTTTTTTGCGTTTGAGAATAAAGTGCCTTGCTAAAGCACACAAAGCAAAGCTCTTGCCTCTGCCGACCGGCCCGAAAAGAACAAGCCCTATTTTGCTGTCGAAACTCAGCAATGCTTCCTTGACTGCTTTGCTTAAACTGCGAAGATGAGCACCGGCAAACAGCGGCGGTATAACCTTGCTCAAAGATTGCCGCATCCGTGCGGCTTTGGTCTTCCTTGCCTGGCGTAACGCCTGTAGTGCCTCTTGGGTACGCTGTTTGTCCGCACAATCAGAACAACGCTCGTGCGTCCATCGCCTGCCCATCAGAACGGTTTCCTCAAGGGGCTTTCCGCAGCTACATTTCGTTTTTACCGGTTGGGATAAGTTCCTGTCCCCAATCCTGTTCGCTAAAATTCGGCCGATGGTTTGGATTTGACTTTGGTGCATGTTTGTTGCCGCCTTTCTCTTGCGTTCGAGCAAACCAGTTTGTCAGAAACCGCCTGTAATTTTTTTTTGTTTTTGTCGGGTTTGCGATGAGCCACTGTTCGGCCTGCTTAATCGACAATTCGATGTCAACAGCCGGATAAGCTTCAGACCACGCCAGAATATCTTCCGAGGTTATGTTTTCAAAACCACCTGACTGAAACGAGAATGTAATTTTTTCTTTTATATTATTATTTTCTTTTATTGAAGATGAAGATGAAGATGAAGATATACACGTTACTTTTGCGTTACTTTCGCCGTCACTTTCTGCGTTACTTTCCCGCTTCATTTTTTGCCGATAACGTAAAGCCCGTTCATTCCGTGATTTACGCTCTCTTTCTTCGCGTTTCATACGCCGATTAATGACCGTTACTTTTCCGTTACGCTCCGTTACGGTCGCGGTATTTGTATCCTTCAATTCTTCTAATGCTTGGACGAAATTAACGGCAGTGCAACGACAGAGACGAGCTAACTGTTCGGTCGTCCCAGTGATTTGACCACTGCGATCCATTTCGTGCATAGCACAGAGAAGGTCTATCCAGATACCGCGGGTTGACGGTGAACACATAGATAGTTCGGGGTCTTTCAGCCAATCTCCGGTATAAAATTGGAACGCTGGCAATTTAGCCATCCTCTTACTTTCCTATCCGTTTCTGACCTATTCGACTGTGCCAATCAAAGATCACGTTCCCCTCCGGCACAGTGTATCCCCGTTCAAGCTGATAAAGCCGCTTGAGTTCGTCTCTCTGCCTCGAATTTGGCCGGGGGTATAGTTCGGTCCACCGTTCCCGGATCTCGCTTAAACAGGCCCTTGCTCGCTCCTGTGCGGCATCATCGAGAAAGCCATGAGGCCGGGACTGCCTGCCGTTGCCCATTTGTGGGGTAAACGGGTTTATGAATTGTGCGCCGGGGTAGGTCACTTTATATCCTCCCCCTTCCCCTTAGTTCCGCACCTGGGGCAGTAGATTATGGATTGTTTGATTTGGGATAGGGTCATCTTAGGGCCTCTAACGCCTTGTCGATTTTGCTTTGCAGGTCCGCTATTGTTAATAGGAATGTCGCCCTCAACGTCCTCATCGGGGTCGTCGTAAGGATGGCCGATCCAGTCCCGAACCTCATCCACAAGGGGGTCGTCCAGCGAAACATCCTTGAAATCCCTGCCTTGAAAGAGCTTACTACGCAACAGGCCGTCCCGGACTAAGAGCGTATCGGTGGCAAAAGCCCGGTAACAGATGCGCTCATAGAGCGCTGCCCACTCGCAGAGATCACGATAGACAAGTACCCATGAGGGGGACACTTCGTCGGGAGTCTCTCGCACTTTCTTTCCATCCGGAATCATGTGACTGAGGCAATTTAATGTGCGCGGTGTTACGTTCAAGTCTGCTATTACACGCCCCAAAGCCGTCCTCGGAGAGCCGTTATCATTGAACTGCGCCCGGCTCAAAATGTCGGTGTCAGTTGTCGGTGTCACAGCGTCGATGCAGAGCTGCTCACCGTAAGAATCCACCACTCGCACAAGTTGAACATGAAATGGATCGAAGACGAGCTTGTTGTTTCCACCATCGCTCGCCACCAGTGACACCGAGGTTGTCGATCTGGGCTTGATCGCCCTGACTTCGGCAGCAAGGGCACCAATCTCCGTACGCAGGTCGTCAAGCAACCTTCGATCCCGAACGGTCGCTTCACGGATCGCAGCTTTTAAATTAGGGAGTTCATCCGGATCAAACATAGTCATCCCTCGAGTCTGGCATAGACATCGACCTCGCTCGCCGCAGCCTTCATTACATGACCAAACTGGTCGGACTGTCTCCTGCCGTTATTTGCCGATCCTGCATCGGCCCACCGCCTAATGCGCCAGCCGGAATCGGCGAGCCTCAAAGACCTTCGCAGAATCTCCCGGGCATCCACAGGAACGCTTGGCAAATAGCCAAAGCGAATGATAAGCCGGGCACCCGGAAAGCATCGTCTCGCTACAGACTTCCAGACATCAGACAATCCCTCGGCAAACTTGTCAGCAGAGTGGGAAAGCTGACCTTCTTGTGAATAATCCACGGTCTCCGCACCTCCCAGAAACCAGTTGCGAAGCCATTGATCAGGGCGGTAGGTGCACATACCAAAGTAAGGCGGAGATGTCACGACCCAGCTAAATTTTCGGGCTGCAGGCACCATCCTATCGGTATGCTGGGCATCGCCGAAGTAGACTGCCCCTTTGGAAGGCGGTGGCATAGTGCCGAGAGAATATTCCGCCCGGCGCGTTATTGCATTCAGAACATCGACACGTGGCGGTTCCGTTTTTTGAGTGCGTCTCCAGTAGCGAACGGCAGCGCTGGGTTTTGTCGCATAAGTTCGGGGCATCTGGTTTGAAAGGTAAGTCGGTATTCCACGTTGGCGAGGTCCGTGGAGAATGCCCAAGAGCAGCGCGCGTAGTACAACCTCCTCTGCGGTTTTACAGGATTCCATCAGCCGATCTCGCAGAATGCATATTTCTTTCAACGTATCGGGGTGATAACAGAGTGTCCAAAAGTCACCCGTGGGGATCGAGCGAGGCGAGGATTCATCATCAAGAATTGACCACGCCGTTTCAATAACTGCATCTGATGTGGTATATGCCAATTTTGCTGCTGCTATCGCTGCTGCGATGGGGTTACTGTCAATGCCCACGCAGCCGAGGCCGAGAAGACGAGCGGCGAATAGAGTCGTCCCACGGCCGCAAAAGGGGTCGAGAACCCACTCGCTCTTCTCAGCTTTGGTGAGACGTCGGAGCGGAAAGTCCAACGGAAACATGGTGTAATATGGGCACACGGTGTTGAGACTGAGAATTGGCGATTGAGCCTCTTTGGGCAATGATCGAATCGTGTTATTGGGTGCGCGGTCCTGGGAAAAGACAATACAGCCATTGACGCTGTCGGAAATCCGCAGCGCCCCCTTCTGACCTTGCCTATGTCGGCTCTGATTGCACATATGGCTAAAACCACCGCAGAATAGCTTTGTTCAGGGCTGAGACTAACATGGCTTCAAGCTCGGTCTTGGCATTTTCAAATCTCTTCATTCTGTCCAATCCCTGCAAAGAACTTCCGCTTGCCTGAAATACCTTTGCGATAATGTCAATTCCGGTTGTGGTTTCACCGGTAACGCGCAATGCTACTTCCATTGTTAATCCTTTCTGGTTTGAGTTATCTTCTCACCGCCCTATACTCCGCCACATAAGCCGTACCCCAGCGGGAAGGGACTTCTTTGCGTTCAGTTTTAATCCTGTACCTGCGCCGGAAGGCGGCGTATTTCTCAGAATGGCGGAGTTCCCATATCCGCGCGCCCAACCTCTTGATTCCCCATGAGTCTGCAACTCTTTGTGTGATCCTGTCTTTTTCCTGTAGTTTTCTTTTGATGAATTCCGTTTGTGTCATTTTTGAATCCTTTCAAGAAAAATACGCGCGGGACATAAGGAGAGGAAAAGCCCCGCGCGCACAAGGAGGAGGAAACGAATGATTGCTGACTACCCCTTTAGAGGTAGCCGGGCATCCCTGCCTGAACATCATGTTCATTTGTCGCTTCATGCGTAATCCGTTAATTGGTGGTTATTTGTTTCGCCAGTTTGGATCGGGGTCGGGAACGTAGATCCCCCGGCTCGCCAATAGCGTTGTGCAATTCGTGTAAAACTCCGCTGCCTGTTTAGTGTCACTCTGGCTTAGCGTAATCCGCTTTCCATCGTCATTAAAGATCGGGCATAGGTCGTAAAGCAAATCTTTAATGAGGTCTTTCGAGGGTGCTACTCCGGTAGGTAAATCATCCCTGACCATTTCCCGCAGAAAAGCGGAAGTATCCCATCCATTGTCGTCACAGAAGGCAATGACCCGTTCAATCATGAGGCCGAAGATCGCGCCTAACTGTGCTTCGGATTTAGACTTACGGGCCTTACTGACCCGCAAGGTGTAATAACCCGTCGGGGCCTCAACGAAAAACTGCATGAGTCGCTCCCTTGCACCCCGCGGGAATCTCATCTTCTGGCCGTCGATCTTCTGCATCCCTGCTATCTCTATCTTGCTTTCCATTTTTAGCGTCCCTGCCGTAAGTGGTTATGCTGATACTTGCTTCCAGTGTGCCTGGCCGTGGCATTTTGAGCATAACCACTGCACATTCAAAGGCTCGTCGTAGTTGGGGTGGTGGGCCTGCGGCTGGCATTGTTTGCCACATTTTTCGCATTTGTTGGGCCTGATAATTTTGCCGTCCCGCAGCCCGTTTGAGATTGCGTAATTGGCTTTTCGTTTTCGTTGTTCACGGAAGTACCCCGCCTTGTATTCCTTAATTCTTTGGGAATTATTTTTGCGATATGCCCTCATTCGTGCAACATGCTTCTGATCTCTTCCGCCTCGCCTGCGATTCCTGTCTCTTTCTCTAACATGGGGCTGCTTGTCGTAAATTGCCACACGGGCTTTGACGCACTCTTTGCATATATTCAAGTGCCCATCGGCCATTTGACTGTGAACATAAAATGCATCCAGCGGTTTTTCCGTATTGCATCGCTTACAAGTTTTCATGGAATCCCTTCCTGTTTAGGTTACATTAAAACGGAATTTGAGTATCATCCATTGGCGGGGCGTCGTTCAGGTTGTACTTGTCCTCAAACGATTGCTCCGGTTCAGGCTCAAACGATTGCTCCGGTTCAGGCTCTTTTGCTTTCC